AACCTGCCGTTCGTCCACGGATTCACGCCAACGCTTTCCGCAAAACGAATGGCGTACTGGTTGTCCGTGCTGGGGTCCTGATAGAGGACCCCAGCACCGCCGACAAACGTGGACTGGCTCCTGAGCCACCAGCCGGTTAGCGACTGCTCGCCAGGGATCTGCTGCTGATCCACCTGGTCCTTGCGGATCTCCGCCCCGGCCCTGGTCATGGGCCGGTCATCGGAGATGGCCGACAGCCACGGCATGCCGCCAATGGCGTAGTCGTACGCCACGTCGGCCAGGGCGTAGCTGGAGCTGGCCGAGGCCGTGCGTCCCGAGAGAGGGAACGGCAGTCTGCTGATGATGCCTGCCACGTCGTCCTGCCTCAGGCCGTCTCGTACGTGAAGCTGACCCGGATTTGATCTGTCTGTGACCAGGTGATTGGCGTGGTGGCGTTGGCGCCCGATAGCCGAGTGTCAGTGATGCTGGCCGGGAAGTAAACGCTGGCCGTCGTCGCGCCAGGAGAGATCACGATGTCCCCCGACGCTCGGTATCCGCCGGACAGCATGTGTGCGCTGCCGATACGGGTGGTGCCGTCGTTGGCGCACGTGAGCGGTAGGGCCCACGACCAAATGCCCGCCCCGTAGGTCGTCGTGGAGCCGGTGACGAGATTGATATGGGCATGGCATGTCTTGCCGATCAAGGCGTACTTCCCAATCAGCGTGCCGTTGCCCAACACAGGGTTCGTCCCGCTGGCCGTCCACGTGGGTGTATAGCTGGTCCAGGTGCCCGTGGTGATGTTGGCGGCGGCCACGTTGCCGACGACCGTTAGAGCCCCGTCGGTTTTGATCGCTCCCGCTCCGGAGCGGTAGAGATTCACATCTACGGCGTTCGTACCGTCGCCCCACCAAATGGCGCCATCAGCGCTGATGAACCCCCGGCTCGCCGCATCGCCCACGAGACGGGAACTGAAAGTGGCAAGTGTGGTGCTCGTCCGGTACGAGCGGAAGTTGCCGTCCGTAGCGATGAGATTTACGCCATCCCGATACAGGGACACATCCCTGGCCGCGTTGCCGGGTCCCCACTCGTGTTTGCCGTCCGCATAGACCCGGTGTCGATCGAAGGTGTCACCGGTCACCGTGACCGACTGGGCCACGTCGGCACTCAGCCCCCGGTTGAAGGCGGGGCCGCCGGAGAAGACCGCGGCGCCGGAGAACGTGGGCGTTCCGGTGAAGGTGCCTGCCAGCGAGCCGCCGCCCGTTACCGCGGGAGCGGTAATCGCTGGGGCGGTCAACGTCTTGTTGGCCAGCGTCTGTGTGTCGCTGGTGCCCACCAGGGTGCCCGCGACACCATGCACGGCCGCCGTGGCGGCCTCGTGCGTACGAAAGTCGGTGGCGTCACCAGCGTGGAAGACGTGACGTACCTTGGCCCCCAGACTGTGGGTCTGGGCGGATGTGCCGCTGAACCCGCGGCTCACCGTCAGCGTGGTGCCAGCGGCAGCCGTGACGCTCACCAGTTCCTCCGCGCTGGCGCCATAGTCCAGTGCCAGGACGTACGGGAAGCTGCTCGGGAAGCCGGTAGTGGCTCCCACGGTTATGGCGGTGGCACCGGCCGAGATGGACCCGCTCAGCGTCGTCTCCTGGGCCGTGTTCGAGTAGTAGTAGGCGTTGGCCATCAGGACCCCTGGAACATGGCGTAGGTGGGGATCTCGGCGAACATCAGCGCTCTCTCTTCTTCCAGGCGCTCCGCGTACAAGCTCGCGTACAGGTTCACGGCCTTGGCGGCCGACGATGGCGGCACGAGCGGCGCCCGCTCAGTGGCCTCTACTGCCTGCTGCTGGAGCCTCGCCGACTCAAGCGCGGGCAGGAGCCTCTTCAGGGCTCCATAGACCACCAGGTCCGTCACCCGAGACGGATAGCCGGTCACGGTGGCGAAGTCGTCCGAGCCGGCGGCGAGCGGCGCCGGAGGCTTGGCGTAAACGATCCGAACTGGCTGACCGGGCGTGACGGCGTCGAAGAGCTGAAGGGACCGGCCGCTGGCGAAGTCGGTCGTCCGCGCCTTGGGGTTGTATCGCCAGTTCGGCATGGGCTGGGACACCTTGCTCGGCCCCACGGTGCGGGCCACCACGTACCAGACGTCATCGACGTCTGTGGGCAGCTCGTACTCGACCTGTGCCGCGTTGTACGTGATCTCGGTGGTGGCGAACACCACTAGATGCGGGTACAGACCCTGAACCGTGTCGTTGATGGCCTCTTTGATCCGAGCGCGAGGGAACGCCGGGTCTGAGGTCACCAGGGCATGCGCCGCGTGGCTGGCCGCCGCGGTGCCTTCGACACCGCGCCCGTTGGTCAGGCCCATGACGCTCACGACCCCCGACGTGGCGTCGAAGGTCTTGACGAGGATCAGCTCGTCATCGACTTCGACCAGACCCCGGGACAGATTGGTCACGGTGCTGGCGTCGCACTGGAAGGACGTGTCCGTGGCCGTCATCGCCGCGGCCAGCTCGCTGACGCTGGCCTGGTTCAGGGTGTAGCCCTGAAGCTGCTGACGCACACGCGTGACGATCTGGTCGAAGGTCGGCATCATGCCTCGATCGGGGTCGCCTTGGTGAAGTCGCGGCCATACGCCATGCCCGCCGCATCACTGCGCCGCATGGCGTCAGTGACCTGGTTGAGCTTGGTCCCGTCGGGCTGAATGCCCTCCTGGCGGGCCTGGCGGTACAGATCCAGCTCGTGGTCCCAACGCTTCTGTGCAGAGCCATCCAGGCCCCGACTGGGGGCGGCCAGGTACGTACTCACGCCCTTGTCGCGTAGGCATTCCCAGTAGGACCCGTGGTTCCTCGTTCTGCACCCCGAGGTGCACTTCGTGCCGCTCACTGCTGTGCCTCGGTTCGCGTCGGCAGGGGGCCGGTGGTCCTCCGAAGGATCTCGGCTTCGTCCTGATTAGTGATGGTGCTGTTGCCACCGCTGCCCTTCGGACAGCACTTCTCGTCGTCAGCCATTACTTGCCTCGCGAATTCTTCCGGCCTCCGGACTTCGTGGCGACGGTCTTCTTCGCTGCCGTCTTCTTGGCGGGGGCCTTCTTCTTCGGGACAGGCTTCTTGGCCGTCTCGGCCTTCGGAGCGGTGTCACCGGCCATGGTGGTCTCCTACTGAGCTGTGAAGTTGGCCTCGGTCACGCCGACACCGGCCGCGATGAGCGCGGCTTTCGTCGCGTCCGAGACGGTGTACTCGTGACCACCCATGTAGGCGGTGGTCGCCGCTGCTATCTCGTCCTGTGTGGGGAACCTGATCGCCCGGTAGGTGCCCGAGGTTTCCAGGATCGAGATCCCTCGGGCCAGCTTGACCCGGTAGAACAGCGGGTTTTCCCAGGACGCCGGACCCTCATCAGCGGATGGGGTCCGGAACGTCCAGAGGGCCATTAGCTGGCGTCGATCGTGCTCGTGGTCTCGACCCGGATCAGCGCTTCCTCGCGATAGCGCTTCCAGCCAGCCACGCCATACCACCCCAGCGGACGGAAGCGGGCCAACTTGTCCACGATCGGACCGGCCACCATGTGGAACTCATCAGCCACAGCCTCCGCAAGCGCCTGCTGGCCCGCGAAGTACGTGCGGAACCGACGCACAGTGTTGTCGCCGGTACCGGCGTCCACGGCGTTGTAGCAGCGCGGGGATTCGATGTAGAAGGCGCCCTCGTACGCGCCGATCTCGCCCGCCCAGATGTTCCCGGCCGCGCTGTAGTTGTGCGGGTCGCGCCAAGCGGCGGCGCCGGTCTCGGCCCGAAGGTCGTGAGAGACCTCGGGGTGGATGGCGCACCAGTACAGGCTGCCCTTCCGGGGCACGGCCTTGTTGGTCCTCAGCTTCGCTGTGGCCAGTCGGGAGATCGCGCTGTTGAAGCTGTCGGTGGCCGTCATCGTGGTGGCCACTGTGGAGCTGGTGGCGTTGGTGACGTACGAGACCGTGCTCGCCTTGCGCTGGATCAGGTTAGAGCCGCCACGCAGCTCCGTCTGAACCAGCACATCAACGCTGTCCGCGCAGTTGAACGAGACGATGTTGCCGATGGCGGGGTCCACGTCGGAGAGCGAGAACAGCTGGAGCTTGCGGGTCCTCAGGACGGGGCTGCCGTACTCGGCCAAGGTCAGCGTCTTCGTAGTCGGGTTACCGATGGCGACGCTGTCCGGGTCGGTCGTCTCAGTCAGTGCCGTGGTGGCTGTCGCCAGGTCCTGGTACATCTCCAGGACGATGGACGAACCGGGGGCCGTCAGATCCGTCGGCCGTTTGTCCGCTACCGCGCGAAACAGCGGCTGGGACCGAAGCTGAAACTCGAAGTACTTGTCATACGCCGTCTGAACGGCGTTGCTCATTGCTGAGGTATCGGTATACGCGTTTGCCATGGCCTCTCACCCCCCAATGTGGGGATGCCGAAGGGATCGGGGAGAGATCAGGAAGTCCAGTCGTACGGCGAACCATGCGCCCGCATCAGCTCGGCGAACTCTTCCGGAGTCTTCGCCGCGGCTATGGCGGCGGCCAGCTCCTTGTCCGAGCCCTGCGGAGGGGCGACGCCTTGCGTGCCCTGCTCCTGCATTAGCCGCATCTGTTCCTGACCATCAGCTGGAACAGTGGAGGCCGGTGGCCCGGCCGGCTGCTCGCCCTCGCCGCCGTCCTGCTCGCCCGGAGCAGTCGGCAGTTTGGCCAGCGCCGCGCCATTAGCCGTTAGCCACTCGTCCAGCTTTTCGGGCTCGCCAGTAAACAGCCCTGCGGCTGCCGGAGCGTAGCCCTTCGCCTTGAGCGCATCCGCTACCTGGCCCTGACGCTGCTGCGCCTTCAGGCGGTCGTTCTCCGCCTTCAGCTCCTGCACCTGGCTGGAGAGCTTGGACAGCCCCTCACGGAACCATTTCGGCCCCTGCTGGCTGTTGCCTGTCTCGCCCAGGTCCGACGTTGGATCGTCGGTCTCGTCGTAGCCAAAGCTGTATTCGCTCACTGCCTATCTCCCGTGCCTTCGCGGCCAGCTCACCCGATGGGGGCTCGGGTTTGCGCTCCGCTACCGGACTTCGCATTGAACGGGGCCGGTCGATCCGTCAGGGGCGGAGAGTACATCCACTAGCACAATTTCGCTATCGCCTATGTCTGGCGGTATCCGGCGGACAGGCCCTGGCTGGAGCTGCCCTTCTTTCCGGCGAACAGCGCCCTCTCCTGGCTCCGGAGCCGCTTGCCCTTCTCGGCCGCGTTCTCGCTCGTGTACGGACTCCAGCTCTCGGACAAGCCCGGCTCGAACACCTCGTGTTCGGCCTCCCGCTGGCTCCAACTGGAACCGAATCGGCCTGCAATGCCTAGCATCTGCTCGAAGCCATCGGCAATCTTCGCGTATCCTTGCTCGGCCTGGTCGGCTGTGATCCCGTAGGTGGCGTAGTTCTCCATCTCGGAGCGATCGAGTGCGAATCCGCGGCGGAGCGCGGCGGCGCCGATAGCGGCGGCACTGGCCTGCTTCTTCAGCAGCGGCTCCGCCTTCTTCCTGTCCAAGAAGTAAGCCGTCAGGTCGGACTCGTTGATGCCGTACATTTGATATAGGGCGCCCTTATAGGCGGGATTGGCCTGTGTCGTGGCCTGAACGGCCATGTCCACGCGGCTCTTCACCTCGGTCGGTGAGACATCGCCCGATATCCAATTCCGGAAGTCGGCGGCATCGTCATAGAACCCTTTGGGCAGTCCAGCCGCGGACAGGATCTGTCGATACGAGGACTCGGCCGACAGATACTCAGCCGGACTCAGGACCGGCAGCCCGGCCTTCTGGCGGGTTTCGTTCGCGGCGAAGCGCTCCTTGTATTCCTTGGTGTCCTGGAGGAGTAGGCCGATGGTGTCGGCCCCATATCCCTGCTTCACATAGTCGAAAATCTTCCCCGCCAGGCTTCCCAGGCCGTACGAGTTGAAGAGCGACTTGAGGGCCATATAGGCGTCGCGGTTCTCGCCCTTCAGTAGCTTGTCAAACTCTCCCTTGGTCTCGTAGACCTTGTTCTGGGCCTCGGTGGCACGCTTGTTGGCGGTGGCTAGAAGCTTCTCGCGTGCAACGATCTGCGCCTGAATCCGTGCAGCCTTCTTCTTGTCCTTGGTGCCCTTCTTGGCCTTCTGCAAGGACTTGATGGTCGACTGACTCTGTGCCGCGTAATGCTTCTGCTTGTTCAGGTCGGCCTGATACTTCGCCAGGGCCTTTGTGTCGATCTTGCCGGGCTCCGGCAGGTCTATCGTGTCCCGCCACTCCGCTGGGACGTTCTGCGCGGGGGTGCTCATCAGTAGGCCATCCCAAAGTCCTTGGCCACCTGGCGGGCCACGGTCATCATCGACTCACGCGCATTGTTTGTCTTCTTCCAGCGCGGATCGTTGCGGACGTAGTTCTCGAACTGCCACAGACTGAAATTCTGGCCCGCATGGTCACCGGCCATGGCGTTGTAGATGTGTTTCTCGAACAGATCCACATCCGTTTCCGGCATCTCTAGCAAGGTGGAGAGGGACTTGATGTACGGGGCGGCCAGGTCCATTGCGTTCTGACCGGCCTTGATCTGCGCGGAGAAGTTCTTGAAGCGAGCAGCCGCCTGGCTGCGGATGTGGTCCTCTACCGTCTCCACGGTGACCTTACCGGAGGCCACGCCGGTTGCATTGCGCTTGTACCAGTCGGTGGAATACTTCATGCCGTTCAGGTAGGCGATCTCATGCAGCTTGTCCCAAGCCTCACCGGCCTCGCCCCACATGATGCCGTCATGGATTTTGGCCCGACTGCCCAACCAATCCTTGATTCGTGCATCCGACCATCCAAGTGCCAGTGAGTTGTAGATGGCGGCTTTCAAGATGGCAGAGCTGCCACCCTTCTTGCTTATCTGGTTCCCCACCCCGACCTGGACAGCCAGCTGGTTGATCTTGTATTGCGTGTTCTTCCAGTTCTGACTGAAGGTCGCCGGGTCGGTGTACTTGGTCGTCAGGTACTTCCGCAGTGTGGAGGACTGACTGCGCCACCACTTGGAGTTTTTTAGGCTGGCCTGGAACCGGGCCGCCGACCACTGGCCGGCTACCGCCTGAGAGAAGAGCTTCTTCAGCTCCGGGGAGCTGTTGATGAGCTTGGAGGACAGGCCATACCGCTCGGCCAGCTCCGTTCGTGAAAGCGAGGGCGTGACCGGACTCGATGGGGTGTAACCGCCACCTGTGCTCTGGCCCGCATAGCCTCCGGCGCGAGTCATGATGCTGGAGACGTACTTGTAGACGGGCGGGTTGCCGTAGGTCTTGTTCGGGTTCGGTTGGCCCGAGTACCACATGGCCGCGGCGCCTCGGGCGCCGTACTTCTTGTAGTAGCCGCCCAGGACACCGCGGACCACTGCATCCTGGGCGGCCGAGTTGTTCAGGTACTGCTGGGGCGTCAACCGCCGCCCGTAGTACTTCGCCGTCCAGCTCGGGACGTTAGCGCCCATCACCTGATACCGGCCATACGCTCGGTCTCCACTGACCCACGGACCGACAGCGCGGTAATTGCCGCCGGACTCCTGCTGTGTGAGGCTCCACAGGAACGCCTCGAAGGTGATGGACATCAGAACCCCAACCCCATGTCAGAAAGCACCTGACGGCCCACGTTGAACGCCTTCTCAGCCGTCCCCGGCGTGCGACGCCAGCGTGGGTCATTCCTGATCAGTTGAGTGAAGGTGTCCAGATTCATGGGTGACGGCTGCCCCTTGCTGTCCACCCGGTTGATCGCTTGCTTGATCTTAGGGTTGAAAACGTCGACATCCGTTTCCGGCAAATTCAATTCCTCAGCCAGCACTTGGACGTACGGCTGGGCGAGGTCTTTCATGGTGGCCCCCGCTTTGATCTGCTCGGCGTAGGCCGGGTAGAGACCGGCCGCATGCTCACGCATGGATGCCTGGATCTTCTCCATTGAGGTCAGCCCGCGCACGAGGTACTGGGCGTTATTCAGAATGGACTGCTCGGTGACCGACAACCCGAGGTTGTATGCCTCGTTCTTGATTTCCTTGGCCGCCTGGCCAGCTACCCCGCCCAGTGTGTGGTCCTTGCCGAACTTCACATACTGGCCGAGAAAATTGGCGACCTGGGCGTCTTGCCAACCGAGGTGGACCATGTTCTTGGCGAGCTGGACGACCTTAGAGTCCGGGAGGATTGCGCCCATCTTCACGGCCATCTGCCGGGCCGCCACCCGGGCGGCCTCCATCTGGGCCTTGTAGGTCGCCGGGTCCGTCTTCTGGAGGATTTGGGCCTGGCGAGTTGTGGCGCTGTTCTTCTTCCACCAACTGGAGTTCTTCACCTCGGCCTGGAACTTCTCCGGAGTCCACTGGCCGCCGACAGCTTGTTTCAGCAGCTTCATCAGGCTGGGCTGGCTCTTGAAGAACGCATAGCTCATGCCGTAGGTCTCCGCCAGCTCGTGGGCGTCAAGCCGGGGAGCCACCTCTTCGGCGATGCCGCCACCACTGGATGGATCGGCTTGGACGCCGGGGACGCGTCGGCCAGCCATCCAGCGGTCCATGTAGTAGCCCTCAGCCAGAGAGCTGATCTTCACGGAGGCCCCCGGCCGCGGGGCGTGGATGAACTTGCCGCCGCCGATGTAGATGCCCACGTGGTCCGGCCCCCGACGGGAACGGTCGGTGTCGAAGAAGACCATGTCTCCGGGGCGGAGCTTGTTCGGCTGAACCGAGTACCCCACGTTGATCTGCTCGTAGGTTGTGCGCGGCAGCTGAATGCCGTACTGGAGAAATGACTGCTGCACCAGTCCCGAGCAGTCCACGCCGGAGGTCAGGCTGTTGCCGCCCCAGACGTAACGCACGCCCAGGGCCGACCTGGCCGTGTTCACGATGTCCTCGCCACGCGCCATCGGTCTACTCCGGAGCCCCGTAGATCAGACCTTCAAGCGCATTCTGGTAGGTGGTGACGGCCTGAGTGGCGCCATACTCCTTCTTCTTCTTGATCTGCTGCTCGCCAATGTAGGCCCGAGCGTCGGCCGTCAGGCCACCGGAGGACGAGGTGTTCGTACCGATCGGCTCGCCCGACTTCATGTCGTACTCCGTCGTCGTGGACTGGACGACCGGGGAAGACCGCTCGGCCTCGTTCAAGGCCCGGCCGAATGCGGTCAGCTCGCCGGCTCCGGGATCACGACCCATCATGTCTTGAAAGATCTTCGTCGCCATCGCACGGGCCGTGTCGGGGTCGGTGAGGTCGACGCGGGTATCCGTCTGCGTCTTGAATCGCGGCCCCACGTACCGCTTCTCGCCCGTGACGGTGTTCACGTCGAAATCACCCTGCCGGACCCAGGCGCTTTTGCCGCCCGAGCTTCCGACATAAGCGGCCAGAATGTCCAGTGGACTGACCTTCTTGCCAGCCGCGCCGTACTTCGCGGCTTCCTTGACGAGTTTGGCCCAGAGCTTCCCGGCTTCCACCGGCCCGTCACCGAGTTTGAGCTGACCACTGATGATGCCCTTTGCGAGAAAATCCCGCTGCTTCTTGTTCGACCAATTGTAGAAGTCACCCAAAGCGTCGTCCTGAGAGACCCAGATGTTCATGGGCTTCTTCTCTGGGGCAACCGATCCAGAACTTCCGTGGGGCCCAACGGTGTCCCACGACGTCCCCATGAATACGCGACCACCACCGCGACTTTTGCCGCCGCCAGATCCGAAGTACTTCTTCAGGATCTCCAGGTCATCGCTTGAAGGGTTGCCCTTGCCGGTGATAGTCACGCCGCCTCCTCTTCCACCATGTCTTGGAGATCCACGCCCATATCGCGCGCCAGGTAGCGGTGGTGCAGGTCCCCGAAGCGCGTGTCCTTCTCAACAAGGCTGTCCACGAAACGGCTCCATGCCTCCGCCAGGTCGCTGTTCACCTTGGCGCCCAGGGTTTTGGCGCCACCGTCCTTGTCTCGCTCGGCGAGGACGGCCAGGATCGCCCGTCGGCCGGTCAGGTACTCGCCCAGGACTCGCAGGTCACTGCGGTTCGGGTCTTCAGCCAGACGAGAGTTGGCCACCTGCGTCAAGGCCGGAATCAGACGGTCGTACCGGCGTGCGTCCAGTGTGAAGAAGTCTTTCGACCACTCTTCGTTGTAGTACGGGTTCGACGCCCCATCAGGCAACAGCGGATCGCCGTACAGCCTGGCCACAGCGCCCTTCATATCCGAAAGGTCTTCGGCACCCTCGTCCGCGAAACTGTTCAGCCCCCGCTTGTGCAGTTCCGCGGTGATGCGGTTCATCATCTGCGAGTACTTCGCCCAGCCCAGCCGGCGCTGATTCTCCGCCATTGCCTCGTCGGCCGACAGATTCCGACGCTGCATCTCCGCACCACCCGGCACCAGCGGGGTTGTGAGTTGGTACGCGTATGCCTCTGGGGAGAAGGGACCATTGCCCTCCGGTCCAACGATGAGGGCGGCCAGCTCGGGGTTCTTGGCGATGATGTCGCCGTAGTCCCGCGAGAGTTGGACTGCCTTCTTCGTGGACGGTATTCCAGCGCCATCCGAAGTGGCCTGAGCAAAAATGAAGTGTGACTCGCCGAACCGCTTCAGGTACTCCTCGTCTGCGGTGAGTGGGTTTTTGCGGCGTAGGTTGTTGTACTGGTCGCGAAAGAACTGGTACTTGTCGGGCTTCTGGGTGGCGAACGGCTGGAGAAACGCTGAGGAAGCCGAGAAAAGCCAATAGCTCCGTGTCATGTCGGCGATCTCTTTGGCTGACGGCATCGGTTTCCCCAGATTCGCGTGCTCATAGGCGGCCTTCTGGGTGATCATCAGTTTGACCCGCTGGTATCGTTCGTCGCTGGTATCGAACGCCGTCAAGAAGTTCTTGACCGCCGGAGGCAAAACCTGGTCTGCTGCACGGCCCAGTGGGTTCTGCCCCAAGAAGCCGCCGGTTACCGGCCCGAAGGGGAGAACGCCAAGCTTTCGGGCCACCTCCGCATCAGACGGCTTGTCCTTGACGAGTTCGTTCACCGGAATGGAGACAATCGGGCCCGTCCCAGGGTTGAACCAGGGGTCCCCCTGGGTGACCAGGTTCATGGAGTCCTGCGAGATGAGCCACCGGCCGCTTGAGTCCATGCCAAAAGCTTTGCCAATCGGCCCGTCGGCAAGGAACTTCGGCACCCGGGCCATGATGTAGCGGTCACCCTTGGCGACCAGGCGCTTCTTGCCTGTGACAGGGTCGATCACCGTACCGTCGGAGAGAATCCGATTTCCGTCCTGATCCTGCATCCAGCCCCAACTGGCAGGCGCATTGAAAAAGTTGTGAGCGTACCCGACGACCTGAGGCCGGTCGGCAATGATGCGGCTCCACCTCTGCCACGCCTCTGTGGTCGCCGAGAAGAACGGGGAGACGAAGCGCAGGGCGTGCCCTGCGTCACTGCGGTGGGCAATGTCGAAGACGAGTTTGCGCGTGTCCCGCAGGGCCAGCCGGCGGGCCGTCTCGGCCAGTCGATCGGCGTCCTTTTGGGCGAGCTTGGCGCCCTGCGCCAACTCCTGGGCGGCCAGCTGGCGCGCGTGGCCCTCGTAGAGCTGGTTGAACAGCGGGTGTCGAGACATGCGGTCCGCGGGAAGCGCCGCCACCGTCTTGAACCAGGCATCGAAGACTCGGTCCATCCCCTGACTGAGCCGGTTGGATCCTGCCAGGGTCTCGCCGAGTTGGGTGGTGTGCACCTCGAAGGGGCGCAGACCGTCCTCGGCCGCCTTCGTCAGGAACGCCTCGTCCGCCTCGCCACGCAGGGCCGCCTGACGCACCTCGGGTGACGGCAGGTACTCCGCCACGTCATGGAACACGCTCGCGGCCACGCGCTCATCGCTCGCGTGCTTGATGCCCAGCCGCTTGCGGTACGCCCTCCCCGCGGGTGTGGAGCCCAGCCACTTCGTCATGTCCTCGATGGAGGCACCTTTGACAGCTTGGACGGCTAGCTGGTCCTGCATGATCTGGTTGTTGATCGCCTGGTGCCACGAGCTGACGAACAGCTTGGCGTCCTGCGGGTACGAGATCGACACGCCCGAGTGGCTGAAGGACCGGATCAGGTTGTTGTGGATCAGCTTCTTGTTGGAAGAGAACAGGTTGTGTAGCGAGTCGTCCGAAGCAGGTGGCAGGACTACTCCAGGGGCCACTTCTTGGGACTTGTAGAGCTGGCTCGACTGTCGAAACCCTCGCTGCCGGGCCGTCTTCGTCGCGTCGATTGCGGCCAAGGCGTCCTCGCGGCCGGCGCCCAAGTGTGTCAGCTGCTCGTCCAAGTCGGCCAGGCGGGCATGTTTGCCCGGCAGGCCAGACTTGAGGCGGTCCGCGGCCAGGCGCTCGTTCTTCTGGTGCTTCGAGATGTGCTTCTCCAGCGCCGACCGGCGGGCGGCTGGGGCATCCTCCGGCAGGGCAGCCAATTTCGCCTCAGCCGCCGCGCGGAGCCGCTGGGCCTTTGCGACCTGGGCCTCATTGAGGACGGTGTGGGCCTTGATGCGGGCCCGCAGTGCATCCGCTGTCGGCTTGATGTTCGCTATTTCCTCGTCTGCGTACCGTAGGCCCTCACGTGCCACTGCCTCCCTGGCCTCGTAATGGCTCGCTGGCCTCCAATTGGCCAGGTTGGTTGCCAGGTTCTTGACCCCGTACCCGGCGCGCATGGCCATAGTGGCAGTCCCGAGACGGGCCACCTGGCCGGCTAGGTCATCGCCAAGGACACGGGGGATGTAGCCCAGACGGAAAAGCGTCCCGAACTTCCACAGGTGATTGAACCAATCCAGTCTGTCCATGACCCAGTCGGGGTTGCCGTACCCCTTGGTACGAAGGGCCTTGATGGCACTGGAATGCCTTGCCAGCGTCTTGTCCAGCGCATTCAAGTCCATCATTACGTGATCATTTGCCAGGCGGGTGACAAGGTTCGGGTGAACCGACAACTTGCCGCCCTCGGACATGAACTCATCGACATGGATCGCTTCGCCCGGCATAGTGGCGGCGGAGTAGCGGCGCAATCCTTCTTGCTGGGCGCCAATTCGACTCCGGTATTCGTTGTAGAGAGTCAGTCCCTCCTCGGCGGTGAGACCGTGCTTCTCAGCGACCTTCCTAACGCCCAGCGAACCCACTTCGTCAAGCACGTCGAGGCGCTCGCCCTCGGTGGTGGTCTTGAGGTACCGATTCAGGATGTCCTGACGAATGTCGGGGCCGATACCTGGAACCCGAGAGATATGACCACGCAGCTCGTCCACACTCTCCGGGTGGATGTCATCGATTGCGATCAAGCCGTTCGGATGCGCTTCCTTGAAGCTGCGCACGACTGTCAGCGGCGTGCCGTCGAAATCGCTGTGCACACGCGAGAAACCGATAGCTGGGCGGTCCGGCCGACTCGCGCGGGCCGTGCTGCCCTGGGCCGGGCCGGTCCGGAACTCCCTCTGCGCAGCAGTGCGGCGCTGGGCGCGGGTGAAGCTCCACCTGGTGAGGTTGACGGCGTCCAGCTCGCCGTAGTGATCCAGCATGCCGGTGTACCGGCTCACCAGATCCTCATCTGCGTTGATCTGGCGCGTAACCTCGTCCATGCGCTCTTGGACCAGGCGCTCCATGGTTGGCATGCCCTCGTAGCGGCCCCGCATCAGGTCCAGCTCGGCCAACCGAGCCGTGTCCTTCTGCATCCGGTTGGCTGCCAACAGGTTTTCGCTCTCCAGCTGGGCCCTGGCCTCGACGTCGCCAAGGGAAACCCGTAGGAATTGATGGATCTCGTCAGGTGACTGGAGTTTGGAGACGATGCCGCCGAAGCGAGGGCCCATGCCGGACTGCCTGGCCATCGTCAAGTTGTTCAGCAGGGCAGGGTTGTCCTTGTTCTCCCACAAGAACCGCTGCGCTTTGCCCATGGTCGAGTGGTTCATCAGCTCGTCAATATCGCCAGCAGACCAACCGGCCTTTGGTCGCGCTTTGATGACGCCGCGGCGGGCACGCCCGATTCCCTTGCCCGCCAGTACGGCCGGATCAGCCCACCAGCGCAGACCGAAGTCCACCGTCCCGCTTGCGTACTTGAAGAAATCAGAATCCCGGCGCAGTCGTTCGATGTACGCATTGCCAACTGCTGGCATATGCGCGTTCTTCAGAAGGCGCTGTTGTTCCTCGTCGCTCAGTTCGTCCCAGTTCGGCGGCAGGACTGAGGGAGGCGGGGCAGCGTACCGCAGTGGGGAGTTGATGGCCTCCTCGGCGCCGGACTCGCCCTTCGTCAAACCGACCCAAACCGCCTGCCCGGGGCTGATGTGATTGGCGGCTTTCCACGCCTTGCCCCATTCTGAAGTCGACAGCAGATCGTCAAAGCCCTGAGAGCTGACCAGGGTGGCGGTCGCCAGTGGCTGGCTGACCCCGTTGTCATAGACCCAGTTCAGGGTGGACATGGCCTTTTCCAGGCCGGTACTGATGGGTCTCACTGCCGCGGATAGCGGCTGATCGTGCTCGGGGTGCCGTGTCGCCTTCCCTCCCTTCCACTCCACGTCGCTGTGGAAAGGGTTGGTGTATCGGTCGACGGCGTTAAAAGCGTTGGATAGACCGTCCAACCCGTCCTGAATCCAGTCACCCATCCCCATCAGAACATCTCCGTTGCCGCCGGCTCGCCCACGGCCGGAGCTTCCGGCGCGACAAGCGATGGCTCCTCAGGCGAATACACGTCGATCGGAGTCGGCATAGCCTGAAGCCCGTACGCCAAGCCGTAGCCAATCGTGTCCGGATCCGATCCGTTCAACGCAAAGTCGTAGGCCAGGGCCGGAGTGTCGGGAAACATAGCGGCCATGTTGCCAAGTTGAGTAAACCAGTCCATTACTTGACCCACCCCCAGCTCTTGCCGCGTATCACGTCGCGAGCGATATCCCAGGAGACCCCAACGCGTTTTGAGATCCGGCGGTACCCCCAGCCTCGGCCGTGGAGATACCGGATCATTGCCACGTGTGTCACGGTGATTTGCGTTGTCGAGTTCCGCACACCTCGGTTGGCCCCCGGCTTGCCCGCCATCAGGGCGCCATCCCCTTCAACTGCCGGACCAGGTTTCGGGCCGCCTTGGAGGCTCCCGGTTGGCTGGCCATGTGTTCCAGGACTGGGATGTACGGCAGCAGCCGCTGCATGTCCTCGTCCGGTTCGTTCGGTAGCCCCAGTGACTCCAGTCCAGGCCCGGCGCCCAGCTCTGCGCCCGCGGTGACTGGCTCGTCCGGGAGCTGGGTGGGCTGGTCGAAGCCGACCAAGCC